ACTAACAATAGTTTGAATGCCTTTAGTTGGAGCTAAGTTTGCTCCTGCTAAAGTGGTAATGTTAACAGCTGGATTAGATAAGCCATTGCTTTCGTCCCAATAAAATATACCACCATTCCTTGGATTAATAATTAGGTCTTCTCCAAAAGCATCATGAGACCACAATCTTAATTGATTTGTTTCACTTAAAGCAGTAGCAGAACCCCATGTACTAGCTCCCCAAAGTCCTGCTCCCCACCCTGTAGACTCTACATAAGTATCTAGACCTACATTAATTTGATAAACGCCATCTACACCTGATCCACCGTTACCGCTATCGCTAGAGTTAGCTGTTACTGTAGCTCCAGAAGTATCTTTAGCTGTTATGGTGTAAGTGTTTACTCCTGTGACTGTAGCGATTTGATACTCTTGATTTAAAACAGTTGCAGTTACTAAGCCTCCTAGACTAACAGCACCGCTAATAGTTACAGTGTCGTTTGCTACAGCTCCATGACTAGAGTCAGTTACAGTAATCGTTGAAGAGCCATTTGTTGCAGCAAAGGTAATAGAGTTAGTGCTTGTTTTTCTTATAGGTGTAATATCATTAAAATTATCTCCACTTTGAATATAGTATTTGGTAGTTGTTCCTAGTCCTAAATATCTTGTAGCATCAAGAGCAACCCATGCTGTTAGTGCACGACCTGTACCTTCATAAGAAGATGTAACTGTTTTTTCCCAACCACCGATCTTCTCTGGCAGTCCTTTTCTAAATCTAACTAGGTTTCCATCAGACCATCCGCCTTTATCCATAAGATCAGTAAACTCTTTATTGATCCCCGGATTAAATATTAATTTAGTTACAGCCATTCTTTTCCTTCAAATAATAAAGCTTCTGCTTCTCTTCTACGAATTAAGCCATCAAGAACCTTACCTCCAGCTTTGTTCCAACGTTTAATTTGTTGTGGTACTTCTGCGTATTTCTCTTCGTTTAATACTTTTAACATCGTGGATTCTTTTAAATTAGTTGGTCCCAAATTGTAAACCCAAGAACAAAGCGCATCAAATTGATTTTGTTCTAAAGGTACTTCAACCATATCATTTATATAGCCCTCGTATTCAGGCAGTTCTTCTTGTAGTAAATGCTCTGCTTCGTCTTGGTTTATTTTATCGCCTTCTTTAACACCCTTAATAGTGCCGTATGCAATTGTCCAGATTCCTACTGAGTCTTGGTAAGCCTCAAGTTTACATCCTTCAAACTTTTTAATTAAAGCTATACCCTCTTGTGATATGTTCATCTTATCCCCAAACTTTAACTTTTGTCCCGCCCCAGTACTCCACTGCATGGCCTTCTTTAATAAGCTTTGCACAAATATCTTCACCGTCTTCAGTGTACGGTATTCCCAGGATCCTTCCATACTTACCTTTACCTAATGATTTTACTTTAAATTGACCAGTACAAAGTTCTTGAAGTCTTTCTTTAGCTTTAAGTCCTAATGCTTTTTCTGCTAAATTTCTAGTACGGCTTTCTGGTGTATCAATACCAGCAAGTCTTACTCTTTGCTTGTGTAATTTTACATCAAAACCAAGATCTAAAATGCAGTCAAAGGTATCTCCGTCTACGATTCTATCTAACGTAGCTCTGTATACAAATTCGTCTGGTGATTTACTCATTAGGTCCCCCCTTTGGTTTGTCGTATTCTCTATAATACTTGATAATTGATAAAATATCTTTAGACCAACGAGTAATTTCCGCCATGTCCATGCTTAAGTTTTCATACTCTTTACTTGATAAAGAATAGTATGCACGTCTAGGTGCATCTCCATTTTCTAAATTTTGAAGATATTGTTCCATTAGTTCTGGTGTCATGATCTCCCAATCTACTTCAGATAAACTCATTGGATAAGGTAATGGCGGATGATACATGGGTGGTCTTTCTGCAATCTTTCTAACTTCTACAGGCTTAACTGATTGCATCATTGAACAACTTGCCATAAATATAGACAGGCTAATTAGTAATAGGTTTTTCATCAAATTGATTTGGGTTGGTTAATTCTTCTAAAGTTGTCATTACTCTTGCTGATGCTTTGTTAATTTTACTTTGCATAAGTCCGGGCTTTGCTAAAGCTAATTGATCTAAGTCATGATTAGCAAACGTCTTACGCAGTCTGTTTACATCTTTCATCGCTGCTTGTTTTTCAGCTTCTAGTTGATTGAGTTGAACTTGTTGGTTTTTCTGTTGCTCTAGATAACGTTCAATAGATTCGTTTTGTTCTTGTATCTGTGTCTCTAAAACAATCTGATTACCTTTAAGTATGCTGATCTGATCGTTTAAATAATTTATATACCAACCTGATCCTGCTATTGTTAGAAGCAACAGGCCACCTAGTATTAATGATAGTTTCATTCCCATGTATATATTTCCAATGGTTTATCTTTACCTTTAACCTTCAAAGGCTCTAATAATCTTAACCTATAATCGCTTTTAATGGCAGTGTTGTAACCAATCAACAGATCAACGCCAGCTTCTTTAGTTCCGCTTTCAAGACGCGCCCCGGTATTAACAGCATCACCTATGGCTGTGTAATCAAATCGTGATTCGCTGCCCATATTACCTATAACTGCGTACCCTGTATTGATGCCAATACCAATAGCTACAGGCGGTAAATCTTTTTCTGCCATCTCTATATTTAGATCTTCCATATTCTTTTGTATGTCCAAAGCGCAATCTATAGCTTTGTTTTCGTGAAAGTCTTGATCCAATGGTGCATTAAATATAGCCATCATTGCATCACCTATATATTTATCTACCATTCCTCCATGCTTCTGGACCGCTTTCTGTTGTGCAGTTAAAGCTTTGTTCATTATATATGTGACCTGTTCTGGTTCTAATCTCTCAGACATAGATGTAAAGCCTCTAACATCTGTAAATAAGAAAGTAGCATAACGTTTTTCTCCACCTAGCTTCAAAAGTTCTGGATTGTCTTGCAGTTGTTTAACCTGTCTTGGATCAAGATAGTGTTCAAATTGTTTTTTAATCTGTTGTCTTAGCTTGTACTGTTCTCTAAATCTTAAATAGAAAGCAACAGCACCAGTTATAAACTGTGAGATCACAGTCCAGGTTACGTCTATAAGAATGCCTTGTTGTATAGTCCAATACCCATAACCAAGCGTAGCAATCATTAATGTTAATCCAGATACTAACCCCCAAGTAATGCCTAAAACATTTAATAACATCCACATAACAAATATAGATCCAACTAATATCACTGCTTCTACCGCCAACGCATAGTCAGGTATGTATGGGCTGTCTTGTATTAGTATGCTCTCTGCTAAAGCTGCTTGTATCTTGTGTGGTTCTAGTAGCCCAACTGGAGTTGCTAATTGAGGCATAATGCCTTTGGCTGTAAAGCCAACAAAAACAAAAGTATTTTCTACATTCATTTCTTCTAAAGATGTTTCACGTGGAACAACCCATGAAATCCATTTTCTGCCTAGATTGTCAGTTTTAGCTGGAGGTATTCCTCTAACTGATATCTCTTCTATACCATTATCATTTGTATTTATAATGTAAGTATCTGCACCAGCCAGGATCTTTAAAACTTCTGTACTAAAAGCTGGAACCCACCCATCCGGTGTTCTTAATAACAAAGGCAATCTACGTATAAGGTTATCAACATCTGGTCTAGCTACTGCAATACCTTGATTAGCGTTCTGTTTAAGTATGTCTATGTTCTGTATAACACCCTGTGCATTTATGCCACCTGTGTCTTCTGGTCCCAGAATGACCGTCCCGGTTGTTGGAGGATAATCTCCATTGTCGTTTTCAAACATGGCAAGAACGCTAGGTGCATAAGATAGTGATTCAGCAAATTTTTTATCACCGCCAAAGCGGTCAGGTTGTGGGAAGGCAACCACCCATCCAACGCCAATTGCTCCTCTTTCTAATAACTCTATTTGTATTTCAGCGAGTCTTTGTCTACTCAGAGGGTAGCCACCTTCTTTAGTTATATCATTCTCAGTGATATTAAGTACAGTAAAATATTCAGAAGATTGTTGATCTTTAACTAAAGCATCAAAAGTTTTAAGTTTTAACACCTCAAGTGGGATGGTTTGATAAGCAAAAGGCAAAACTAATATAAGTATCAGTGATAGTGGTATAAGTTTTTTCATCCTGATCCTTGTTTAATTGTTATTGTTGTTGAAGATCCACCATTCACTTTAACAGTATTAGATACACCGTCCTGTATTAATATGATGGTATAACTGCCAGAACCATCTAAATTTAATTTTGCGCTTTGACTAACTGTTCTAGTCAAACTAATGTTTTGACCTGAGACTATAGTGGTTATCTGTGTGTCCTTGTCTTGCCCTATATCTGTACCAGCTATACGTATACCAACTCCTCCCTGTTTAAGTTGGTCTTCTTCTTTAGATATTGCTAGTGCGTCTAGCACGTTAAGTAAGTCTTCCAAGAAGTTTACATCTAAGTAGTTAATATCTAGTTCAGTAAACTCTAGCTCTGCTTCTGCATCAAGAAAGTCTTCGTTAAGAAAGTCTATGTCCAAGTCATTAAAGTCTAAATAATCTACTGTTGTTCTTGTCTGAGTCTCTTCTGCTTGTTGTTCT